GGTGAGATAGGAGAAGAAGTTAAAAAAACTCTTGGTAAGAAAATTACATCAACTCGTGGGACTAAAGGATATAGTACAACAAACTATCATATATTAGATATTGGAAGTTTAGATTATCAAAATTTGACTCCAAATAATGATCCTAGAGAGTGGCAAGCAAAATCTCCAATGAGATATAACCTCCTACATACTCAGATGATGGAAATTCAGGTTCCTTGTAATGTAAGATTGAGTGCTGGAGATGTAATTAAAGTTAAAATGGAAAGGCAGGGTGATGAAAAAGAATTGGGTGGATTTGATGAACATGTGAGTGGGAATTATTTAATTCTTCATTTATGTCATAATTTTGATAATGAAAAATCATTTACTTCAATGACACTTGCTCGTGACACCTATGGACTCATTGTTAAGGAAGAGAATAATAATGAGCAACAAAAAGATCAAAGTGGTTTAATTTTTAACTAAGGAGAATGTAAATGGATTTTGATGAAGATACAAAAAAATATTCTTTTTTAGGAGAGGGTGTAACTTATTGGATAGGAAAGTTAGTTTCTACTAAAAATGGATCTCAAAGAACCTTAATGGGTGGTGGAAGTTGGGGTTATCGATATCGAGTTCGTATGTTAGCAGACTATTCAAATAAAGACACTGTAGATGATAATGATGTTTTTGTAGCACAGGCTTTAATTCCTCTTACTGCGGGAACAGGTGCTGCTGAGAGATCAGAGAGTATAAATTTATCTCAAGGTGATATGGTTTTAGGAATATTTTTAGGACCTGACAGGACAGCACCTTTTATACTTCATGCCTTTACTAGAGGAACAGAAGTAGAGGATGATGGTAGTAAATTTGGTATTGAATCTGGATTTACTGAAAAAGTAAAACCAGGTTTATTAGAGGGTCAAGAGTCATCTCAAACCGCAAGTGCAACTTATCCTGAATTGAAACAAAATGCAAATAAAGGAAATGGAAAGGGAAAAGGTGCTCCTATTAGTCAATTAGGAAAATTAAAAGGTGGATTAGATGAAGAAAATTCTGTTGGTGCTTTTGGTAAGTTATCAGGAAATTCTGGAGGTTTTATCACAAAAACAACAAAAACAGTAAAACGTACACCAGCAAATACAGCAGTAAATATATCTGGTATGACAGCAGAACAGGTGAGAGAACAAACTGCACGGTATGAAGGTGTTGATTTATTCTAATAAATATATGAATAGGAGGATATTTTAAAATATGACTATAAAAAGAGATCAAACACTTAGTGAAACACAACCAGTTACAAAGAACGTTTCACCACCACCTGAGAATTTAAATGAATTTCAAGAGAAGAGTTTTGTTGAATTAATTCAACTAAATCCAGAGGGATGGTCAGAAGACATTTTTGGACTCAAAGAAAAATATCCAGAGTTAGCTAAAGTACAATCATTCTCTCAGGAGACGATTGATGCCTTTGATGTAGATACTTATGATAATTACAATAGAAAACTTAATACCTTTCAACTCGCAAAAAAACTAGACTTAAAACCATTGTCGGCAACAACAGGATTAACCTATGATACGGCTTCTCCATCGTTAAAAAGTTTTGCGGTCAATGCTGAAACAAGTTTAACTAACTTTTTATCTGTTGCGACTAAATTGGATAATGCCCTCTTTGATTTACCTGGTGAGATTAAAAGCACAGCATCTTTAATTGCAAATGGTGCACAAACATTTGTAGGTCAAATTGGCAATTCATTATCCGATGCGTTGGTAGGTGGTGTTAAAAGTGGATTGAGCACAATCGCTACAACTATATTCAGCTCTATCCCACAATATAATATCGCTCTTCGAGTTGTGAAAAAAGCACAGGGTGCTTTAGTTGGACCTGTCGCAAAGGTATTCAAGGGTATGAATTGTCTTGCATCAAAGGTAGTTGGTGCTTTACAAGGTGCACTTGAAGATATGTTGACTGCTTTTGTCAAAAATGCACTGAATGCTCCTGCTTGTGCGATACAACAATTTATTGGTGCTGTATTAACTAAAGTAAACTCTTTGATTGATGATATTGTCGGACCTTTAACTGGTGGTATTAGTAAAGTTTTAGGACCATTGTTCAAGGTTAGAGACATTTTAGGTGCTGGAATTGACTTAGCAGACAAAATTGGTGATTTCTTTAATTGTGGATCTAAAGATGAGTCTAAAGAATCAGGAAGTACATACTCTGGAAAAATTGATGGTGCACCACAAAAACCAAAGAGTCAAGAAGAACAACAAAATATTTTGAACAAAGCAGCAGCTGCTGCAAATAATGCTGCTAAAGGAATAAATAAATTTGGTGAAAATATTTCTTCTGGAGCAGAGAAGAAACTAACAAATTTTGAGAAGGAATATGGTGAATGGACTATTTTTGGTTCAAAGGTAAGTGAGGCATCAGATCAGAATATAGCAACTGATTGTTACACTGGAAATGTATTTAAGTGCGGAGCTCCAACTGGTGAAATATTTGGTGGTGATGGAGTTGGTGGTGCAGGAAAAGTTCTTTTCGGTAATTTCATTAATAGACTCGATCCTGACAATTTGTATGGTGAGATACAAAGAACAGCAAGTATCATTGGATTTGAAATCACAGATCCTGGTTCTGGATATACTGAAGAACCAGATATTGCTTTTAATGATAATTGTAATCAGGGTTATGGTGCTTTCGGAAAAGTAATTATTGATAGAAATGTAAACTCACCAACATACGGAGAAATAACAAATGTAATTATAACAAGTGAAGGTGAGAATTATCCAATTGATTTACCAGGAGAGGTGGGTAATGTATTTCTTAAAGAAATTATAGTTGAAGATGGTGGCACTGGATATGAAGATGCATTTATTGAAGATGACTGTATGAATTTACAAGTAGTTGGTGGTAAAATCACAGGAGTTGAAATAACTTGTCAAAAACCATATAATTCAATACCAAATATAATTATATCTAATGAGGGTGTTGGTGCTGTTCTTCGTCCAATTATGTCATCAACACCAACTAAGTTGGATCAACCAGTTCTACAGTCTGTTGATTGTGTAGGTGCATTCCCAAAACCAGGAGAATATTAGTATGGATAAACAAAATCATCAGGTAAAAAACTTCGGTTCTCAGTTCTTTATAGAGTCTGGATCGGATGAGATGACCTATGCAGGTCGAACAGTATGTCTTACGGCTGCTATTACCAAGGATAATGTAAAAAATAATATGTCTTTCCATGAAAATGGATTGGCAAGATATCATACTGAAAAAGACTACCAGATAGAGGCTGGTGTAAAGTGTAAAGATAATGAAAATGCTATGAGAACAATAGTTCATCATGGTAATTATTGTGTAAACGCTGATAAGGGAGAATTAAGATTAAAGGCAAAAAATATAATTATTGAAGCTACAAATAATTTAACTCTTGAAGCAGCAAACACTATACAAATTGGATATCCAGAACGAGGAGGCACTCAACAGGTTAGAATTGAAGCAGATAAAGTTCAAGTCAATACAAGGGGTGGTAATATAGGAGATCTTCTTAAGACTAGTAGTTTATTTTCTTCTTTCTCTGGAAGTTTCGTTTCTGGTAGCAGTTTAGCATCTGCTGCAGCAGGAATGTATGGTGCACCAGTTGTGGGTGCTATCGCTAAAAAGTTTTTATAGTAGGTATTTAAATGACTCAACCATACGATACTACGAACGTCAATGATGGAGATTCGATATTTGAAGATGCCTATGTCTATGGGAAACTTTATTATAATTTTGATTTAGATGATGTAACATTTAGAAATGTACATATAAGAGAAAATTTATTTGTTGGTGGAATATCAACCTTCGTTGGTGTAGCGACATTTAAAGATGATATTTTTGTTGATGGAAGATTAAATATAGATTTTTTAACTGTAAGAAAAGATTTTGAGGTTGGAATTGGTGGAACTGTTTTTTCTGCGGATACTACCAGTACAAATGTTGGTATTGGAACGACAGCACCAATACAAAAGTTTCAAGTTGGTATTGATACTGGTACTTTTGTTGTTAATTCGTATGGAGTAGTTGGTATTGGAACTACAAATCCTGGTATTGGAACTTATTATGATGATAGTAACGGTGCCAATCAAAGAAATGACACTACGCAGGGACCTTTAAAACTTGATGCAGATGGTAGTGTTGCGATTAGAAGAAATATTTATGACTCAGTAGGTGCACCTGGTGCGAATGGAATGTTCCTTAAAAGGAATGAATTTGGTATAAGATGGACAGCGATCACACCAAGTGAAGATCAAACAGGTATTTTAATACAGGATGAAGGTCAGGAGATTCCGCTTACGGGTGTCGCTCAAACCTTTCATACTATTAATTTTTCTCAAAGAAACAGTTTAGGACTTGGTACTGATACATTAGTTCCTACAGCACAAAATCCCACAGTTGGAACTGGTATAGCAACAATATTTACGAATGATCTGTGGGGATATACTGGTCTTGGAAATAATGCTTCTATCTTTAGAATGACAAATGTTGGAATTCTAAAAAATAGTCCAGGAGCTGCTTTAGATGTAGGTGGAACTTTAAATGTAGACGGTGCCACAACACTTAATGATATATTAGATGTAGATGGTGCTACGACACTTAATAGTACTTTAGATGTTGATGGAGTATCTACATTCAATGATGGAACAGATGCATCTAGCACTACAAACGCCTCAGTTCAAATTGATGGTGGTGTTGGTATTGTTAAGAAACTAATTGTTGGAGATCAAACAAGATTAGAATCAACTATAAATTCAACTGATAAGGATACAGGAGCACTAGTAGTTGAAGGTGGAGTAGGTATAGAAAAGAGATTAAATGTTGGTGGTGCTGTTGACTTCAAGAGCACTTTAAATGTAGATGGAAACGTAACTTTTAATGCTCAATTAGATGTAGATGGTGCCACAACACTTAATAATACACTAGATGTAGATGGTGCTACGACACTTAACAATACTTTAGATGTAGATGGAAATACGACATTCAATAGTACGTTAGATGCATCAAGCACAACTAATGCTTCAGTTCAAATTGATGGTGGTCTTGGCATCATTAAAAAATTATTTGTTGGTGGTGATACTAAAATTGAATCAACAACAGACAGTACAAACAAAGATAGTGGTGCTCTTATAGTTGAAGGTGGAGTAGGTATTGAGAAGAAAGTTAATATTGGTGGACAAACAAAGGTAGAAGATACTACATCTTCAGTTGATAAAGATAGTGGAGCTCTTACAGTAGAGGGTGGAGTTGGTATTGAAGAAAATTTGAATGTTGGTAATAATACTAAATTAATCGGAACTCTAGAGTTAGAAAATTCAATTATTGATAAGTTGAATAGTGTTGGTTTTGATGTAAGTAAAAGTAAAAATGATTATAGACTATCATCAGTAGGGTCAGGTGTATCTTGGAGACCATCTGGTGTCGATACTGAAAATGCAGTTTGGGTAACTGTTGATGGTGATGATACTAACAGTGGATTCTTGGAAGGAGACGCAAAAAGAACTGTTGGTGGTGCTGCGGCTGTTGCGAAAGCAGGAGATACAATTATAATTCGATCAGGAACTTATGTTGAGAACAACCCAATCGGACTAAGAACTGATGTTTCTGTATCTGGAGAAGATTTAAGATTAGTTACTATTGTTCCACAAAATAGAACGAAAGATGTTTTTCATGTAAGAAGAGGATGTCTAATACAGAATCTCAATTTTTCTGGTTTGAATAATGATGGAAAAGGTGGAGTTTCATATGCTCATACAGATTGTGGTGCTGTTGCTTTCCCACCAACACAAACAGCAGTAAATGCAGGCACAGATTTTCAGGCAGTATCTGGTTTTACACAAGTAGGACCTGCGAATGAAGGACCAAGTGGAAGATGGAGATCGCCATATATACGTAACTGCACTAATTTCATGACCAAGAGTATTGGTATGAAAATTAATGGAGATTTTGCGGACGCTAATTATACAGGAACAACTAATCTTGGACAGGATTTAAAATCCATGGTGTGTGATTCTTTCACACAATACAATGAAAATGGAATTGGAGTGTCACTATCAAATAATGCTTATGCTCAGTTAGTTTCGATATTCACAATTGCCACTGATGTTGGAATATCTTGTGTGACAGGAGGACAATGTGATTTAACAAACTCAAACTCCTCATTTGGTAACGTTGGTTTGAAAGCAGATGGTATCGGAAGAACTGAATTTACAGGAAAAGTATTTACAAATGTCGCTGCTGAAAATGATACTTTCCCAATCAATGATTGTAAGGATTCTATAGGAGCTTTTCGAAAACCTTTTGATGGTCAAGGTTTATTCTTTAAAATAAATTTAGCAGATTATGATGACACCACTGCTATAGGAGTTTTAAATGAACCGATGCAGTTGATAAGATCAATCAAAGTTATTAATGGTGGATTGCCAGGTGATTATAATCCAGCAGCACCTCCAATTGTTACAATCCCAATTCCATTAGGACCAGAGGCAATTAGACCAGAATTTTCTGCTAACGTAAGTGCAGCAGGGACAATAACTTCTATTGATGTTATCTCAAGTGGAAGAAATTTCTTACCAAATCAATCATTCACAGTTAATCTCACTGGCACAGGAAGTGCTCAATTACAAGTTGATACTGATCCAATATTATTCACAGTTAATGTTGCCACAGAACCAACCACTACAGGATTAACAACAGTAACATTCAATGAGTTTGTGCCATACAAAGTCAACGCTGGAGTTGATATTGAACTTCGTAGAATTAGTCGAATCATTACAAGTTCTCATTCCTTTGAATATATTGGTGCTGGTACGGATATAAATAAAGCGAACCCCTTCCAAGGTGGAGTTCCTATACCAGCGAATGAAGTTATTGCGATAAACGGAGGGCAAGTTCCATTTACCAGTACCGATCAAAAAGGTAACTTTAAAATTGGTCAGGGTTTAATTGTTGATCAAACAACTTCAACAATTTCTGGTAGAGATTTCAACAGAGCAATCCAAGCACAGTTAACACCATTAATATTAGCATTGAGATAATATGGCAATAGCACCAGTCAATAAGTTTATATCACTTGCGGTTCCTGTATCACCAGGACTGCAGAAATTGTATGAAGTTCCTACTGGTGCCTCTGCGTTAATTTTGTACGCTCAAGTAGCAAATGTTGGAATTAATACATATCCTAAAACCACTTTTATTCAAAGAAGAGAATCGAGAAGCACTAGAGTAACAAGAGATATACGAGTTCTAAAAGATGTTGAAATACCACCAAATGATGCAGTTGTCTTAGTTGATGGTAGATTAGTTTTAGAAAAAACACCAACAACGTTGGATCGTATTTTTATATCTGGTGAACAGAGTGGAGTTAGTACAATAACTGATGTTGTTTATTGTGAACCCTTAGGAGTTGCGACTGTAATGACAATAGGAGATCATGGTTTTGCTTCTGGTGATCAAATTACAATGGGCGGTATCGCATTTACATGTTCAAATAATAATTCAGGTATTACAACTACAATTTTCCCAGATCCTCAGGCATCATATACAGTTATTGATGTTAATAATATAAAATCTTTTGTTGTAGAAGTTGGAACTTCGAATGGCATTAACCATTTCTACAATCCAGCAATTCATACATTTGTCAGAGCAGGAGTAAATTCAATCACAAGAACATCCACAGGAGCGAAATATACTGCTACTGCTGGATCTTATGATGCTAAAACTGGTGTTTTAGGTCTAACAATTGCAAATCATGGAATATTAAGTGGAAGCACTTCAAAGAATGTAACTGGTGCAATTTATGATGCCAAATCTGGTATCATGACAGTCACGTCTGCTACTCATGGACTTAGTTCTAATTCAATTGTCAAATTTGTCGATAATTCATTATCATTTACATGTACTATGGATGGTAATACATCAACTAAAACATATCCAAGAACAACAGATCCTGTGAGTGGTGTTTTTAAACCTGTCACAATTATTGATCCAAATACTTTTAAAGTGGATGTTGGTAAGAGTCCACTTGTTACTTTCACTCCAACTGCAGTTGATTTTGATACAGCTTCTGGAATTATGACATGCACGATTGGTGCGAATACATTAAGTACAGGAACAAATGTTAAGTTGGCTAATGGTAGTCTCACATTTACAACGGGTGGTGGAACTGTAACATATCCACAACCTGCGAACACAGGAGCATATGACACTGCGATTGGTATTACTTCAAATACAACCACAACAATTACATTGAATGTTGGATCAGCAGGTGCGAGTGGAACATATACGTTTACATCAGCGACAAGTGGTGCTGTCATCAGTGGTGGTGATTACGTCCATACATTTGTAAGTGCTACATCTGGAGCTTTGCTGATCGCTAACGAGTCTATAGGAATCGCAACAAATTCAGTTATATTCACTTGCAGTCAAGATGGAAACAACTCTGAGCATGGATATCCAAGAGTTGGTGATCCAGCACATAATGTTAACTTGCCTATTATTGAAGGTACGACTAACACAATTAATGTTAATGTAGGAATTTCAACACAGGGTGGATTGGTCGCTCCACTACAAATGGAATTTCTAGCGAGTATTCTAGAGAATAGTAATGCCTAAGTATATAAGCGGAAGAGTAAAAAGGACTCCCCAAAGCCGTTTAACAGATGATAGATATCGATATCTTGGATTAGACCAAGCAGAACCTAATATTGGAGATCCACCCACTCCTACAGGAACTCCAAATATTCCACCTGGACAACAATATCAATTAATATCTATTTTATCAAATCCTGGTGAGAGATATTGGATTCCAATTGGTGGTGGTATTATACCTGGCTCACTATCTGTTTTTGATGAAGGATCATTAGTAGGAACACTCAGCAGTATCACGCAAATGAACTTTGCGGGAATCGCTATAACTGCTAATGCTGTTAATTTAGGTGTTGCTGCAACCATAACAGTAACACCACCAGGAAATAATGGAAGTGTTTTATTTAAAGATAATATATTTGACCCAAATGCTAACGCTGGCGTTGGAACATATCGAGATGATTTTTCAACATCATCAGATTTAGTATTTAATAGCACTGTTGGTATTTTAACTGTCGGAAAGGGATTAGAAGTTGGTGATACTGGATTAAAGGTTGGAGTTGGAGGAACATTCTTAACTGTCGCTGCCAGCACAGGATTAGTTGGCATAGCAACTACTAATCCAACAAGAGAATTGGATGTAAATGGTAATCTTCGGTTAAGAAAAACAATATATGATTTTAACAATGATCCTGGTTCTCAAGGAAATCTTTTATCAAAAGGCACAACAGGAGTTGAATGGATCAATAACAATGCTGTCAGAACTGGTGCTGGTGGAACAATATATGATGTTCAATACCATAATACTGCTGGATTGGTAGATGGTGCACCAAACTTTGTTTATCGTTCTGATACTTCGCGTGTTGGTATTGGAAGCACTCAACCTAGAGTATTACTTGATGTTCTTGGAATATCCTCTTTCAGAGGTGGAATATTTATTAATGGTCTAACTGTCACTGGTGTTTCAACTTTTGTAAATCAAATTAAAGCAGATGGTGGAATTGCTGCTAACACCGCGAGAGTTGAAGATTTAACACAAACCCGTGTTGTCTTTGCTGGAGCATCAGGAGAGTTGATTGATGATTCTAATTTTACATATACAACTGCAACTGATACTTTAAATATTCTGAATCTATCTGGAACAGGACAAGCAGATATTCAAACATTAAAGACAGTTGGTATCACAACTTTAATGAATATTAAGGTAGATACAAATACAATCACAACTAACTCTGGTGCTTTAGTATTAAATGCTGCGAGTGGAGCAGTTCAATCAAACGCAGATATATTTTTAAATTCAACTACTCAATCAGTTAGTAAAGACACTGGGTCACTTACAGTTGATGGTGGTGTAGGTATTGAGAAAAATTTAAATGTTGGACAAAATATAAGTGTTACTGGTATTACAACTCTGGCATCATCTGGTGGAATTACTACCACAGGTGGTGATTTGTATGTAGGACGGGATCTTTACATTGGAAGAGATTTTGTAATCGATCAAGTTGATTTCAATAATTTAAATGTTTCTGGTATCGCAACTTTCAGGGGTGATGTTGAATTTTGGACAAATACAGGTGCTGCTAAGTCATCTTATTGGAGTAGCACAGATAACTCTCTTAATTTTGTAAGCGGAGCAAGAGCAAAGTTTGGATCGAGTGGTAACTTACAAATTTATCACAATGGATATACGAACGAAAGTTATATTCAACAGACTGGATCTTCTAATTTCTTTGTAAATGCCAGTAAAACTTTATTTTTAAATTCAACAAATGGAAATAGTTGGTTCCGTGGTATTCGAAGTGGTGCTGTAGAATTATATTATAATTCTTCACCAACTAATAGAAGACTTATGACATCTGGTATCGGAGTTACAGTCATAGGTCAAATAGATGCGGATGATATATCTCTTACAAATAGTTTAATAGTAGATGGTAATTCAAATCTCAAGGGAAGCGTAACATTAGGAGATGCTATATCAGATAATGTTGTATTTAATTCAAAAGTAAATTCAAACATTCTACCAAATAGTGATTCCTCATTTGATTTAGGAAGTGAGACTTTAAGATGGAAAGAAGTATTTGCAGATAACCTTAATGGTGTAAATGTGAATATAGATGATTTGTATGTGACAGGAATCGCAACCTTTAAAAATGATGTTGAATTTTGGGGAAATGCTGGAACTGCAAAGTCGGTTTATTGGGATAAATCTGCTGATGCTCTTAAATTTAATAATGATTCATTAGCTACATTTGGAAACAATGAATCATTAAAAATATATTATGGTAATTCTCCATATGATCCAGGTTCGATATATCGACATAGTTATATTCGAGATGCTGGAACAGGAGATCTTGTTATATTATCCAATCAAGTTGCAATAAGAAATGCATCTGAAACTGAAGATATGGCAAGGTTCTACGAGGGTGACCGTGTTGAATTGAGGTATGCTAACAATCTTAAATTCGAAACTACTATTAATGGTGTTAAAATTACTGGAGGACTTCAAGATAAAGATGGAGAATTAGGATCTGCAGGACAAGTATTGTCTTCAACAGGAACCGAACTTGATTGGATTGAAATGGCTCCTGGTACTATAACTACAATTGATGTTAAACAGGAAAATTATTGTAATGTAGATGATACTCCACTCAATCCTATTACAGTAACTCCAACGTCTGCTGGTATATCAACAGTCAGTATTGCTGAGACAAGTAATGCTTATGGTAGAAAATATGTTCAAGATAATGATCCAACTACAACATCAGGTGGCAACTATGTTGTATGTGATGGTGACATATGGTATGACACAGATGGTACAAATACAAGTGGATTTATGCCATCAGGATCCATTATCATGTATAATGGAGATACTGCTCCAGCTGGATGGACTCTTTGTGATGGCACAAATGGTGCACCAGATTTAAGATCTAGATTTATTGTTGGTGCTCATAATGTTAGTGGAACAGGATCATGGCCTAATGTTGGTGTTGGTTCAACTGGTGGTGAGGCTACGCATTTATTGACACTTGCTGAAATGCCATCGCATTCACATGAAACTCAGATAAATTCAGGC